CATCAGAACATACAACCAACTCTTCCATAGGACAAGCATAACTATATTTCTTACCCTCTACCTCACCAATTTGAAATAGACCACTATAATCCAACCTAGAAGTAAATGCAACCCTAAAGTCAACCATTCTGTAATTATACTTTTTACACAATTCTTTAATTGTAGCAGATTTGAAAACAGCGGTTGGCCCTATTAAAAGTGGAACAACTTCCCTACCACCACTTTTAATTTCCTCACCTTCAGGTAAAGAGAAATAAGCATCTAACCAAGTGTAAATTGCATCCTTACCTTTAACTTCCTCAGCATAGTTATCTTTACCATTCTTACGTCTATCTTTTAACAGTTGTAATGTATCAGCAGCTGACTCCATAATATAACTTTCATCAATATGCTCATTATCATACAACCAATCATTTATATTTACATCCCTAGACTTTCTATCAGAATCTTCTAGAATAAGAAAATCTTTTGCTACATCATAAGGAACTTCGATACCATTACCACAAGCATTTATAAAAGTATCTGTAATAATATTCTCTGAATCAAAACCACCATTACAATATAAAGTAGCACATAGACTGTCATTCACTTCTTCACAATTAATTGAATTAGAAATTCCTTGATAATCTAATTCAATAATATCTACAGTAACTTCCTGCCCATAAATACCATTAAATACATCTTTTACAACACTAGGAACTCCCATTAAAAATAGTGTGTTACTAGGTAATACCCTATATGCCTTTAAGACATGACTATCACCCTTAGTATCCACATCAAAATCAGTCTTTGTAACTTCAAACCCAAAAAATTCAGAAATATTATGAACTTCCCTAATATTCCTTACAAAATCAGCCCTATCAATAAAAGGGAAAAAGTTATTAATACTATACATCTATATCCCCTATATTACTTAAAATCTAAAATAGACATTATTCTCTTCATTGTAGAGAAATAATATTTCATCAAATTACTATCTACTATCAAATTCAACCAATCATCTATAGTCTTATTGTCAAACTCTTCAAAAGATAGAATGTATTTTAAAATTGATTGACCTATACCAATCTCACTTATTGTTAGATTATCAACATTCAAACCCACTCTTTTCATCTCACTATATGTAGATACATATAATGTAACTAATTTTGTCAATAAAACAAACCTTAAAAAGTGTACCCCTATCAATAACCTTAAATTATCCTCTTTACCACCTTGAAACTCTTGTATCCTTGACTCAACTTCTTTTAAATAAGACCTAAGAGCCTTTAACTTGACATCTCTAACAAACCATTTATATTTTGTAGGAAAGACTTTTTCAAGTACAATACTATCCAACTCAAACCCACCATTATTTGCCATTGTATCAAGCTCAGTATCTAACTCATTCTTAGCATACTTGATGAAATCCATAGCCTGTGGTCTAAACTTGCCAAAAATAGAATCACCACTTGTTAGAAACTTTCGTAATTCTATCAAAGTCTTATCCTTATAAAATAAGTAACCCCTCAACTGCAACCCCCTCAATCTCTATTAAATAAATTCAATAATGACTTACTAAACGTATTAAATGTCTTACACACATTGTATATCCTTGACACACTAACATGAACAAAATTAGACTGTCCATCTATTATTGGTTTTCTATACAAAGACATCCCATCAACTAAACACTGCACATTCTTATCGTAATCTAATGTATACTTACAAAACTCAACAACACTTATATTATTATCACTAAGCATATCAAGTATCCCTAACCCACTTAATATATACTCAACTAAATATGTATTATTGCTATCTATGGCAAAAACAAATATGTCATACTTATCTTTATATTTCAACAACTGAATACAATTATATACAAATATCTGTGATTTATCATTACTACTATAACAACTAGACTGTATCTTCAAAGCACATCTAACAATACTATCCATATTAGACAATACATTTGACCTCTTTAAATTTTTAAACATTATAACTCTCTGCCTCAAAAACAAAGCATAAGACATTAATGCATTTAAGTATACACAAGGAATACCTTTACTCAAATAATACAAATACAGCATCTCAACATTACTATCTGAATATTGATATAAATTCTTGATTGAAAATTCACCACTTGAAAACAACATAAGATAATTAGAGTACATCTCATCATATGAACTCTCTAATATAAAATTGTTAAAGAAAAACATTGCCTGTCTTGTAAAGGTCTGATGTATAACTAAACACTTATTAATAAATTTATATAAGTACAAAGTATTGCTATACATAACTTTATGAATTAAAGGGTCATTAATAAACGTATCTTTTTCTGACTCTTTTTGCTTAACAATCTCATATACAATAGAATTGCTAGTATCAACATCACAATTAAAATTACACTTATACATCTCAACTAATATCTTATCAAAATTGTATATAGTATTAACTGTATCATATTTAAGTAAACCTAGCAGATACTTAACATCAAACCAATCAGGCAACCTTTTAATCTCTAACACATTACATAATAATTTGCCAACATTTCCAACTAAAATATAATCATCTGATTCAACATTTAAACCAAAAGCTATATTAAATGTCTTTGTATCAACACATATACCAAAAAGATTAATAAATGTTGCATCATTATCAGTAACTCTATCAATCACTAGGTAATTTTTATCAATATCTAACCCATTCTTTATCTTGACAGACCTATTTACTATCTGCACACTTCTTATAAATGAATTACTCAAACCTAAATTCTTATGTAACCCATCTAACTCATCTATCTGAATAAAGTATCTATTATCTTTAGTAATTATATCCATTAGAGTCTCTCGATACTATAAGAACTGTTTTAATAATTTAGCACTCAACTTACTTACCAACATCAATACTCTCCTAAGTACTTTCTTATCAGCTTGTAATTGCAACTCTGTACCAGTCAAATTAACAACATTATCACTACCATCAACAGTATCAGACACAGGCATTAGTTTTAGTGATTCAAGACTTCCTCTCTCGATAACATCAAATAATGAATTTACTACTGCATTATTTTTCTCAGGTTTATATACTTTTAACTTCTTATCATATGTCTTAATTGCAGACTCAAAGAATAAACTCCTCTCTTCCTCATTAGACATATCATATGATGATATATTAAAAGTAGACTCACCATTATCCATATACCTTAAAGCATCTATATTAGCCATAGCCTGTACTTCTTCATCACTCATATCAATAGTATCAACTAAATCAAACGTATCATACATATCCACATTTGACTCCATAACATCCCTAAAAGAAGAAGTAATATCAATATTTTTAAGAGCTTCAAAAGCAGGGCAATTTATAGGGTAATCATAATAAGGAATATTAATACTAATCCCACCAAAAGAAACAGATACTGGAGAAGTAACTTTATCTAACAACTTAGCACTAGAGAAATCTTCATTATCAAGACTAGACTCATCATTCTCATAAATCTCATAGCAATCCCTAAAGTCTTTAAAGAATTTCTTATCTCCTAACTGTAACCTCATGATATATGACAATGTATCAATAGTACCTAATGCACCTTTAATTCTAGCATAGTTATCAGCAACAATCCCCCAATAAGTGAATAAGTATTTTAACACAATTAGAGGAACATCATTGCCACCTAAATCACCTTTGGCATCTCTAATAACTTCATCCTTACTTTTAACGATATTGTATACAACACTATCAGGTAAAACAGTATTATTATCCTCAGATGAATTATCTTCTGTATAGGCTCTAACAATATCACTAAAAATACTACTCCCTAGAATCTCCTGAACTGTTCTACTACTATCATTACTATCAATTTCTTTTTGCATCTGATAAAGACCACCACATTTCATAGCAGTCGCTACAGCCCTTGCAATATCATACCCAGCAGAAGAACCAAAAACACTATTAGCTACCTCACTAACCAAATTATCACTAATAAAAGTATTATCACTCCTTCTAACCTTTATATTCAGACTTAAAATCCAATCAGGGTTATATAAGTTATAAACTTGAAAACTCCCACTATATGACTTTACATAGGAACAAAAATCCTCACCAACATCCATACCAAACAACTTGTATGTCTGTACATCAGAATCTTCATAACTACACATAATCTCCTCACCTTCAACAACAGCAAAACCTGACGGTAAAGATTCTTGTGTATTACTAACTGACTTATCATTAGCCTTACTAATTTCTAAATTTCTAAAAAGACTGGTATAGATATTCTTAGCCTCTTTATTCTTAATATTAGTATCTTTTAAATCTGGTAAATGATAAATATCCCTAAGTTTATCACCAAAAATACTTCTAACAGATGGAGAGTCTAATTTAAATTTTAATAAATACCTAGACAAAATTCATACTCCTTACACAAAAAACAAACTTATATAAATTTATATATATTACCTATGCCTACTAACCTTATTTGCCCTAATCTTAGACCTTGCTCTATTATTCCTAGACTTAGCAATCCCTTTACCCAAACCTTTCCAATGACTTCTCTTAGAAATTACTTCCTTTTCCCTCAACTTACTTAGATTTGTATTTCCCTTAGTCCTCATCTTACCAACAACTCTAGATTTGAATAAATCAGAAGATATTTTAGCATTATTAAACATAATAACTGTCAATACAGCTATCAAATGCTTGCATATAGTACCCTCTAATCTAGGGTTTTTGATTTTAGGGAATCTATTCTCCTTATCTAAACCATACCCCATATTCCAAGCCATATATTTATAGCCTTTATATAAAAAATCTTCACAACTACAATATACAGATAAATCACCATTTAATAATAATCGAGTTATCTCACTCTTCTTAAACTCTTTTAAAGCACCTATATCTTTAACATCATTTAATTTTATAAGTTGTTGATATTTCTTGTTTGGAGTGTACTGACTATTCGTTAAGAACTCTACACACCCATCATTATTAACACCTACATATTTAGTGATTAACTTTTTCGCTCTCTTTTTTCTAGCACTATCAGCACCCTGTAATAACTCCTTCTTAGTAGCCTCATTAATCTCTTGTAATGTGTACCCTTCTTTAAGATACTTATCATATCTACCATCAAAAGCTATTGCTTGATATTTAGTCATGAAATCTTCATAGTACCTAGCATCTCTATCAGTATCTATTAAAAAAGAAAAAGGGAGATGCTCACCTAGAACATCCCCCAAGTCAAGGCTAAATGAATTTTTTGTATCTCTCAGTAACAAATTTTTTGAACTCATTCTTACCTTCCTCTAAACCATCATTAATAAACTTACCAAGTATAACATATAATTCCTTAACAGGATAATCCTCAATAGACCTACCAGTTATTTGTGCCTCTATGATATTATGTGTTAAAAGAGAGCTACAAGCCTTCATAGAGGATATTACATCAAAGTCATCAGAATTAATAATATTTTTAATAACCCTACCTGGTTCCTTCTTAATAATAGAAAGAATCATATCTTTATCTAAAGAATAATCTTTACCACTAATAATCTGACTTTCAATCTCTTTTACCAACTCTATATCATTATTTAATATAGCCTCCTCTAGCCTATCAAATAATGAATTATTTAATAACTCTGACATAATAATCACCTTTGTACTTATCTCGTAACTTTAAATTCTTCTTAATGTAATAGGAATCTACATCTATTTCATTAATCCTACGAATCTTTTGTACCTCACCATTTAATTTAAATAAAGCATATTTATCACATTTACTATGACAACCAATGTATCTATCAGAACAATCCTTACAAGGAACATATCTAGCCAAAATGTAGCACCACCATCTAATAAAGTAAAAAATCATATACTAATATTATACATTAATGTCCATACATTAACAACTAATACATTTCACTATCTTCAGGCTCACTACTAGCAAAATCTTCTTCATTATACGAACCATCTTCAATAGACTTGATTATCTCTTTAAACTTATCTGTAGCTACATCACTAGGGTCTACATTTATAAGATTTAACATCGACTTCAACCACTTAGCCTTGTCAATATAATCAGCATAAGATTCTAAAAAAGCACTACTTGAATCAATCATTTGTAGATTTGAAACAAACTCTTCAACTTTTGTTGATGTCTCACTTGTAGGTAATGGTCTCATCCTAATACTAAAAGCACCAACATCAGAACCTCTACCCCTATATTTTAAGTAATTCTCAACTAAATCTGTAATACCATTAATCAAGATTTGTTGAACCCTAGAAACAGAACGAGCATACCTTAAATCCTGTTTAACAAGGGAATTATTACCCATAGAACCTAATGATTCTGCAAAACCTAAATACTGTTTAGGAACTTTTAAACTAGCAAAAAGTTTATCAGTAAAGTAATCAACATCAACAATAGACTGCACATCTACACCATCACCAATACTCTCTACTGTAACATCACCCTTACCATCTCTTGTAGGAAGATAAATATTACTATTTATAGGAATTGGAGATGGGTCAGACCTAAACCCTACACCTTTTTGCATCTTAGTATTAGCTTGAAATCTCCTTCTAACATCTGATAACATTTGTTGTGTTTGTCCTGCACCAGCATTCCCTACCTCAACCTTTACAATGTTAAATTGTGTAGACCTTGCAATACGTGATAAAACAAGAATATTATCAATTAAAGCATTAATCCTAAACATAGTCCTAGCACTATCTACTATAGAAGTACCTACTACACGATAACAAGTAACCTCTTCTCGTGTGTTATCAGCCTTCTTAACATTTAACTTAATTTTTTCCCTCTTAGATAGTTTAGATGATATAAAATGAACAAATTCATCACTCTTCTCGAACCTAGCACTACCACTTATACCACTACCAACAGTACCAAACTGACCAGCATCTTGATATGAACCACTCTCAAAGGCATAATCCTCATCCTCATATCCTAATACGTTCCCCATATACTCAATCCTAGAAACAAGGTAGGGATTTATTACATCTTCATAATAAACAGACTTTATACCACTCTTTTCAGAACCAGCATAATACTCTCTTCTCCTAAGTTTAAAATCACCATGCTTAACAATCTCATACGCCCAAGACCAAAGCCTATCTTCTATATTGATATTATTTCTCAAAAAATCTTCTATAAATTTCTTTAACCCCTCATCAGTAGAATCTACCATAATAGCAAAATGAGTTGTTTCATCAACTGTACAAGAATCATCTGCTAGAATCTCCATAGCTGCACCTATAACAGAATCCTTAGACATTTCTTCATTCTCTAAAAATATATCACTTAAACTATAATCACCACGAATACCATCGATAACTTGCCCCAAAGCATTTGTATCATCATTACCTAATAACTGTTGTAAATTACTAGGTGAAAGATTAACTTTCCCCTCATTAATACTTTGCTTTGAATGTATAGATTCAATACTTCCATCAAAAAATGAACCTACCCTACCATCTTCAATGATTTTAACTTCCCTTATGATATCATCTGTAGTATTCTCTTTTATTGTATTTAAATCTTCTATTGTATCACTCTGACTACTATTATCGGTAATATTTCCTCTTTTACCAACAAATAAATCATACCATGCCATATAATACCCTCTTACTAATATCTAAAATTATTAATACCATAGATTTCAATATCTTCTATCATATCATCAATTTGCCTATCAATCATCTCTTCAACAGAAATATCATTAGGTGTATCTATACCTGCATATGAACCTATCCTATTTGCAATAAGAAAATCATTAAAAGTACCTTTATTTCCCTCTGCATCAGAAACAGTACTCTGTAAAGCGTTTTGAATAGCACCACATAAACTATCTGACACGTCTTTAGAGCCTACCCTAGTCCCTGTTACACCATCATTTCCCTTACCATCATAATCTACGAAACCTGCATCTGTAACTACTTTAGGGTGGTCTACCTTACGTTTAACCCTATCATGTAAAAGATTAAGTAACTCATACCTCAAAATAGGATAGTCATATAACTTAATCCTCTTCTCATACATAATCTCTACTAAATCAAGGTAAGGTCTATCAGTTCTATCTACTGACAAATAACCAACATTAAACCCCATCTCTTCAAGAATCTGTCTTGATTCCTCAGAATTGAATATATCATATGTCAACTTACCTATCCGCATACCAACTGTATTAGCAAGATAAATGACAAAATTACGTATCTTATATATAGCTATCTTCTTAGGTGGTTTAGGTGGATTGATACGTAGCATAAAATCAACACCAAAAACTGGCTTCTTAACACCATCTTCTTCAATGATATCATCAACATATACACTAGATATACCAGTACTATCTGTCCTAAACGATTGGTCAATATGTAAATATCTAGGTCTCTCAGGATACTTTAACCTAAAATCATCTCTTAAATAATCCTTAACTTGAATATCATCACCGGTAGAAATTATTATCTCTTTAGAAACGAATGGGTGATGTCTATTCTCATCAACACAATCTTGTAATACCATAGGAGAACTAAATAGCTTACCTTGTGAGCCTGTAGATACACCACCGATATCTTGTAAAGACCTCAATAAGTTAGTCTCAAAACCAGCCCTCAAATCTACAGGAACTCTTAAAAACTTAGTCTGCATATGTGGAGGTAATTCTTCAATAGCCTTATTAATAGATTTATAATCTTCTAATCCATCAATATACTTCTGCTTCCCTAATCCCTCAGAAACCCTAAAGTTATTTACATCATCTGTAGAATTAACGATATTAGCCTCTAAGTAATTAGAACCTTTAAATACATAGAAGAACTTTTTACTAAAATTGTTAGGCTTCACGTCCCATTGAGCTGGTGCGGCAACAATCGTATGTGGGTCATTCCTAGATAACCTAATTTGACGCTCAGTAGCAGAATTTTCAAAGGTTGCTGATGAAACTAAAATGTTTAATGAATGATTGACACCACCATCAACAATAAACCTAGAATTAGACCTATTAACTATATTAGCATATAAATCTGTTGCTTTCTCACTATCATTAGATGGCCCATTACCACCCAAAAAGTTTGCTTCGTCTAGCATTGAACATATAACAGACATACCGATACTATCACTAGCACTAGAACCATACGCAAAATTAATACCCTCAGGGAATACTAATAAAGATGACAATCTCTGATTACGTAAAAAATTCTCATTAAAATAAGGAGAACTATCTACCAAAGACCTAAACTCACCAAAACCAGTACGCTCAGCTTGTTTTTGACTTACTGAAAAATATAAAAACATTATATTCGTCTTGGACATTAAGTTAAACATAGCATTGATATTTTTAAAACAAGACAACTCATACATCTTACGCATCATGATTAACTCAGCAATAGTATTATGAGATATAACACCATCAAAACAATACGAATGGTCAGTATCTATAGTCAAATCGTATGTATGTTCATCATAAGGTTCACTTATAGAAACAACTGTATCAAAGAAAATATCATCTGTACACACTCTTTTAAGATACTCAGACTGCTCAATCCAATCTTTATAATGTGAATGGAATCTCTTTAACTGTGTTAAAGACATATTATCTTGACTTCTAAATGATGTGAAACTAGAATGTTCTTTATGTATCACTAAATGGTTTTTAGAGTCTAAGTCTCTTAATACTTTAACAACATCAGGAACATTCATTCTATTATTTCTATCGCACTTACCACTTACGATATTATTATAATACTCTTTTAATCGTGCTTGTTTGAATGGCTCTAAGAAGCCTATATTCTCATAATACCTGACATAAGATTCATTATTAACAATAAGAAGATTATAGTATATATCATTTTCGTACCCTTTAACTGTTTTAGTAGTAATATTATAATTAATACCATACATAGATAAAAGACTAGCCAAATCATATATGATTGATTTAGACTTTAAAATTATACTTATCTTACCATTCTTACCAACTGTACCATCTGCATCCATTAAGCCACGAATAAAAGCAGAAATAACTTCTTTCCTACATTCAAAAATAAACTTAGGTATACCTTTATTCTCAGATGAATAACCAAAACCACTCTCAACAAGTTTAGTTGCCAATGAAACACTATAACCACTAAGAGTAATATAGCTATTTCCATTCTTTAACTTTCTAGGTTTTTTATAATGACAACTCCCAAACCACCTACTAAAAGAATATTTTAATATTTCTGAAATATCAATTAAAATATCTTGATAACCAACAGATACACCCTCAAAGACCTTTCCATTACAACGTCTAGCTGTTGACACATAACCATCACCCAAAACATATCCTAATGTATAAGCATCCTTTGTATTAAAATATCTACCACCAAAAGGAGTCTCTTTACGTGAAAGAACTATATTATCACTAGGTAAAATATCTATAGTTTTAACCCATTCTATTTTACCATCTCTAACAACTCTGTATTTGTGATTCTTAGTACTCCTTAAAATCCTACCACTTGATAATGTTATATCATATACATTATCAACACCATTATCATATACATCTAAGCAGTCCTTAAAACCACTCTCAGCTAAAACCTTAAATCGTTTACCCATATTGTGATACAAATCATGTAACTCTTTAATCTCTAGCAACCCTAAACTTGTCGGAATTTTTGTTTTGCCATGCAAACAGCTTTTGCCGACCCCGATTGAACCACTTAATATGACGGAATTAATCTTTTCAGTATCTTTTCTAGTATCTCTAAAGATATCTACTATAAAATCTTTCCAGTATGGGTATATACTTTTTTGGTCTGTCCCTATGTAATAATCAGAATTAATCCACTCTTCAATTCTTACAATATCACGTATCTGCTCATACTTACCAGACTCTTCCCTCTTGTGCATCTCCTCTTTAAGAAGTGCGATAAAGTACTCTCTCTCCTTATCAGTCATGGAAGTATAAGAACTAGAAGAGCCTAATAAATCCTCAACTCTACTATTCATCTATCAACCTTCCATTTTCTGAACTGCTGTCAAAATATCTTTGAGTTTTTCTGTAGGTACTGATGATAATAGTAATGCTAACTTATCAACCTCACTCGTACCATCATTATATCTTCTACGTTGTTGCTCTAAAGCTAAAACAGTCCTTTGATTAATCTTAGCAAGCTCAGCATACATCGTAAATGCAGTTCTCACCCTATTCTCTAATTCATAAGGAGATAAATTTAGTACAGCCTCCTCATTAAATAACATCTCATTAGCACCATCTAAAAACTTCTTTAATTTTGTCATTAAATCAAAATTATTCATGGTACTATGTGATAATCCATATTTGAATTTAACATCTGAGGAACTTACATATCTATTTAAATCATCAGATGGTGTTAAATCTTTACCATCAATCCACCGACTTAAATCAGTACCTACATCACCACTACCCTTAAAAGTATTCTCCGTATCCTCATTCTTTCTATTCAATACCTCTATAGCAGTTGCTAGATTTGATAAAGAACTCTGAACAGAACTTCCATTTTTCTTCTTACTACTAACTAACCCACTACTCTCTTCTTCAACATCTTCTGTATCATTAACACTACACTCTACATCTATAGTGTTATCACTTTCCTTAGTATCATCATTTGTATCACTACCTTTTGAAAGTATTGATATCAAATCTTCATTATCAATAGGAGATGTCATTAATTATCCTCAACACAACCCTCTTTAACACTACTCTTATTTTCACAAGATTTTATATTTTCTATATAATTCTCTAAAGCAACACCACTTAACTCATCTTCAATACCAAGTACTTTAGAAACCTTTAACACAATTCTTTTAATTGCTAACTCTGTTTTCTTATACACACTACCTGCATCAACTATAGAACCATTTGTAAAATTTGATTTTTTAACATACAAAAATATTTTAATATAATTAATATCCCTCTCTAAAGCTCTATTACTAGGTATTGTAAAGTTTGTGCCACTACATATATCAACAAACTTTAAATAATCATCACCAAGTAAATACCTAACAAATTCTAATACAGGATTTCCTATACTAATCTGTAAATACTCAGCAAATAAATCCTTCTCATCATCACTCATAGTAATAGTAGAAAGAGAACCAAAAGAACTACTCATATCTATATAACCCCTAATCTAAACCATTCTGTAACATTACACTCATCTCATGTTGCTTCAATTCCCAAAACAACAGACCTAAAGCACGTTGCACAATATCTTCCCTACAAGAAATGTCTACCCTAATAGATGTGTCAACCTTCTCTTTTTCCACATAACCATCAATAGTAAATCCATAGTACTTTAGTTTTTTAATAACCTCATCTTCAATAAAATTACCAAACTGCTTAGAAAACTTCATGCATATTAAATGAACTAAAGAATAATCTATCTTAGCTACTTCATCTTCAAAATAAAAATCTAATTTTCCACCATCATCAAAAGTATTATCTATATCAACAGTATCAAACTTATTTTTATGATATAAATAATTATGTATATCATTCCTCATACCAGTATACAAAAAAGTACACAAATTACCTTTATCGCTTCTAAAATTATCAGAATGAATCATCCTAATAGCCTTTAGAACACCTATTGACACTAAATCATCCTTATCAGCTGTACTCGCATAAAAGTGCTTTCTAACAATAATCTCTGCTAAAGTTATTAATTTCTTAGATAATACCTCTTCATTATTTAAATCATCTTCATATAATTGTAAAGCCATTCAGTATCCCCACATCATGCCAACTAAAAATACTACATAAGACCAAAACACTCTTATATTTATTATAACATAAAAATAGAGTAGATATCATATATCTACTCTATTATATACAAACAATCTATGTTTTACACACTTTTAGGTATAATATTATCAATAAATGAGTATTTTCTATCTAACTCATCTTTTAAAACACTAAGAGGGTCTAAGTTATCACTCAATAACATATCTAAATTAGATTTAGAGAAACCACTCATCAACACTAACCCCTTCTCATTCTGTTGTAAAGGAATTGTATTATCATATGAACCGACATTCCAAAAAACTAACCTAGGTAAACTATACCCTTCTTCTTTATATTGTCTTGACAAAGTATCAAATAAAGACTCACCATACCTACCCATAGCACTATCAAATTGCATATCTGAAACAACTAAAACAGTTTTAGGTAAATCCTCTTGTTTCATTTTATGTTTTATAGCTGTCTCTAAAATTAAATGAAAAACACTTGCAACATCAGTATTACTACAATCAGTATATCTATGTCTCAATTCACGCAACTTATCATGTAGTGTATCAAATCTAGATAAATCAACAAATTTTGGACTGTAGCTAAATGTAATAAACTTATTTTTAAACTCTTTAGATTTATTGTGTTGAGCGGTATACAATGTTAAAGAATCTCCAACATCCATAACACTAACACTTGAAGATGTACTAACACCACATAACATAGACGAACTACCATCACGCACAACTAGAATATCTTCATAACTTTCAGGTACTTCTTGTGAATCCCACAATGCCTCTAAAGTATCATCTAAAGGCAATACATTACATCTCCAACCATAAGAATCAATGTATTTATTAATGATATCATATAAATACATACTATTGGCATTAATTTTAGCATTACCATTTTTAACAGACTCTAAAAAGGAATTTCTCCTCTCTGAATCATGACTCATAAAAGCACCCTTATAAATTAGATTTGCCTTAGATGGAACTTTATTATAATCAATATCTTCCCACATATTTCTAGACATCTTACGCTCTACAACATCTAAATGTTTACGTAGAGCTGATAGGTACTTTCTATACCTCTTAGAAGTCAGTCTTAAAGATTTTCTAAAAGCCTTAGCCATATTTCTAGTATCACTAGATGAAGTGTTTTCAGATGGCAACCATTTTGCTAACAATGAGATAGATTTACCACCTTCAAAGCCTCTAATATCATCTAGAAACTGTGCTTTTAAATATTCAAACAACAACTCTTTAGATTTACTGTTTTTAGTTTTATACCAAAGATATAATAAATCATCATATCTTCCAATATCTTCTAACTTCTTAGATAGTAATAATCTATCAAAAACCTCAAAAGCATTATCAGCTATATATTTTAAAATAATACGATAAGACGAACGCTCTCCCATACCACCACGAATATCCCTAAGATACATTAACCACTTTAATGCATAATTAGAATCTTCTTGTACAGCATCAGAAAACATTTTAATGATTTCTTTAGCACTATCAACATTACCATTATCCATATGAATTACTGATAATTTACGTAACTTAGGTACTGAATTATTAATATCTACTAGGTAACTACCACTTGTAGCATAGGCAACCGCACCATTCTCTGTCAATACTTTTTCATTATTCTTTAATGCTTCCATAAAATTCATAATTCAATCTCCTTCTCTTATTAATGAATATAAACAGGGAGTACAATACCAGCTCTTAACAATCTATCAGTAACAAGTTTGACATGATTTCTAAAGATTTTATCCAAAGACCTTATGAATGTTAAAAACCCTTTTCTTTTTCCATATTGTGATTCCAACATAGATATTTGATAAGAATAATACCCTAATAACTTATTATACATTTCATTATAAGTTAAACCCTCGACAATGAAATTTTCAGGCAACATCATGACACTTTCAAAATCTTTCACATAAATACATGAACTTATTTCATCTAATATTAAGTTAAAGTTAGCTTCTGCACTCTTTAATATGTCATCAAAAGAGTACTTTTCAATATCTTCATTTTCAAGCAAAAAAATACCACCCTGTAAATATCCTAATCACATCAAAGTTTACAATTATACTCACATGACCACTAGATTAGCATTTTCATACAAGACCCTAAACCAATCTAGTAATTATTGTAAACTATATGATATGACCTTAACAGACATTACAAGGTGGTATTTATAATAGTGAAGGCTATTAACTTTCGCTACTTTCATTTCTCATCTTTTTTACCATGATTATATATTGCTGTATGGGTCTTATATATTTAAAAGGAGATTAAATTATGAACTAGACACTATGTTTTTTTGAATAAACTTGACTGTGGCATTCTTATAAATAAATTTGCTGTCAGTGTCTAAATCTCCTATCAATTACAATGAATACTAGACTCGTTACTCATTCCCAGAAAGTACTAAATTGCTGTCAGAGTCTAAATTGTAAATCACATTTTAATAATAGACACCACACTTAGGAGTGTAATAATAGAGGTTGTTAAGCACACTATATTTTGTGTGGTGTCTAACTATATTTATATAATACCACACAATATTATATAAATCAACACTAAATTACAAAAAATTATAAAACTTTACTATCTAACAGGTTTGCCATATCTACCCACATTACTTTGAACACCTACAGCACTCTGTTGCTTTTTCTTATCCAAAGCTCCTCTAACTACTTTATATAAATTCAATAGGGTAGCCTGTGTATAAGGTGTATCAACAAACATATTCTTAACCCATGTTGACATATAGCATTGAGCAATAATATTAAAATCACCTTTATAAGTATCAACAAGTCTCTGAATATCTTTATGTCTACAATCAAATCCACAATATGAACGTAAACTTTCAGTCATAACAATAGACCAATCAGATTGAAGATTATCTTTAGGAATACTTAGTAACTCATTGATAGTATTTAGTATAGTATCCTTGTCATTATTGTAAACTGCTATCAAATAATCACAGAACAATGTTATAGAAGATTTGATACTATCCCTAAAATCTTCCTCACCTAATAGTAAATACTTATCTAATAGCATATGTGCGTTACGCATATGTCCACCAGACCTATCAGCTATTAACAACTTAATCTCATCAGAAAGATTTAAACCCCTCTCATCAGATACTCTAGTTAAATTCTCTACAATCGCTTCTACAGGTACATCATTGAAATTAATCTCCAATGCCCTACTACGTATAGTCGGTAGTAACTTTTGAGGGTCTGTAGTAGCCAAGATATAAATAGTCTTACCTTTAGTCTCTTCAAACATTTTAAGCATAGCTGCCTGAGCGACCGATGAAACTGTATGGCATTCGTCAAGAACAACAACTCTCCAATAATCTCCATACTCTACTGTAAATATATCTCGCAGCTCTCTAATCTTTTCTACATTACCCACAACTGTTGAGTCAAATTCATAATAGAATGGTGAATTTAATAAATCATAATTTTCATCTTTAATATTGTTTAACTCTCTACCAACAATACGTGATGCTGTAGTATTATGATTAATCAATCCATTTGCTACGAATGAATGTATATTTTCAACAGTCAAATCATACACAACATCTAATGCACCCTTATTAACTACTTTTGATACTTTTGAAAAATGATACTTGTCTAGTAAGTCCTTAAACTTCTCTACTTTATTATCATTACTAAAATCAATATTACAAATATCACCTTCATGTAATATATCATAAAAAGAGTCTATACTCTTTGTCTTATTATGATAATTTTTTATAAAATTAAAAGTGTTCTTTATCTCACGATAAGCACTAAAAGGAACTTCACCTTTATAATTATCAATAAAGATATTCTTTAAATGTCTTGCCATCTCATTAGTATATACATTATTAGGTATACAATTTCTATACCCATCACCTTTCACTTCTTTAAACTGTGATAGTAAATTTTTATTTTTTAAATCTAACTCATCTAAAACAAAATTCTTACTATCACTCAATTCAATACCTATTTCTGCACAATTACCTCTTAAATTTTTGAGTGAATTTATACACCCACACAAAGACAGTAAATTTTGTATATCAATAGCAGTACTCTTATTAAGTTTAGTTATATTGAATCTCTTAATACCGAGATAATCAAACAAAGAACTTAGAAATCCTTTAATATATTCTTTATTTGATGAAAACACACTCTCAGGTATATTATCTATATTGAAATTAGTATCATTAATATATTTAGTAACACCATCTCCACAAACAATACCGTCATGATAACATTCACCACGTATGATACCACTAATATACTCTTTGATATCATCATTATCATTTCGTACATCTAAAGTATCTTCTAATTCTATACTTTGAAATTTATTAATAAGTAAATTTGAGAACACACTACCACAAAAATACCCTTTATCAAACTCACTCACATTTTCATGAAAAAAGCTGTAATCCTTTGTAGCATTAGAGAATAATATTTCTTCACTCTTAGGCACAGCAACATAATCATCAGTAGTTATTCTATCCAATCTTTTCCAAGACAAACCATCATCACCAAAAACCCTAACTCTATGATTAGGTGTGCCACTAATAGAGAACTCTTTAGAGAGTATTTTTATAATTTTCTTACTACCACCATAATAAAGATGTGTTGCTAAATTACCACACAATACACGCACATCTCTATCTGAAATATCCATAAACCCATCACTATCATATGATGGGTTATTAACAATATCTTCTATTTTCAAGTATCCCTTATTTGTATGAACCCTAGTTCCTTTAGAAACACATTTGCCAGTACCAAAACTACCACAAAATAATAATACCTTTGGTGCTTTTTCAGGATTCTTAATAATAGCCTTTATTAACTTTTTAGCCTCTTCCTGACCAGCCATATCATCTAAAGTCTTAGGTCTTAATTCTTGACTTAACATACCATACCTCTAATA